ATAAAGACGAATACTTACCATTATTAGAAGAAACTTTAGAGGAGTGGTACAAGTAATGCAGATGACATTTACAGAGAGTGCAGCTGACCAAGCAAAAGTAATCTTGGCAAGTGAAGAAGAAGGTCTAAATCTTCGTTGTTTTATACAAGGTGGTGGTTGTTCTGGTTTCCAATATGGATTTACCTTAGATAAACAAAATGATGAAGATTGGGTGTTTGAAACAAATGGTTCTAAACTTTTGATTGACCCACTATCAGGCGCTTATTTTGATGGTGCAACTATTGATTATAAGGACGACCCACTAAATGGTAGTTCATTTATAATCAGTAATCCTAATGCAAAGGCAACTTGTGGTTGTGGTTCTAGTGCAGCTTTTTAGGGGTTGACAAAACATGTTTGGGTATATTATAATATTGAGAAAATTTTAGGAGTATATTATGGACTTAAATAGAGATGGTGATGGGTTTCTCATCAATATAGATGATTGGTCAGAGGAAGTCATGTATCAAATGGCAGAATCTGATAGTTTTGAAATCACAGATGAAATTAAAACATACATTGACAAAGCAAGAGAAATGTATGGAGAAACAGGAACAGTTCCTGCTGTTCGTAACTTTGCAAAAGAATTTAATATGGATAGAAAGGCAAGTAAACTTTATGAAGTCTTTCAATCAGGCCCTATGAAAAAGATTGCAAAGTATGGTGGTCTACCAAAACCAACAGGTTGTGTCTAATGTCAGATACAACAGTTCACACACCAAAGACATTCTCTTTGGAAATAGAGAAGATTGCTTTTCAAAAAAGAGTAACACACTTGGAAGCAATATCTATCTATTGTGAACAAATGGGTATTGAACCTGTAACAACAGCAAAATTATTAACAAAAAGTTTAAAAGAAAAAGTAGAGGCAAACGCAAGGGATTTAAATTATTTACCTAAGTCTGCTAAACTGCCTGTATAATGCAACCAATAGATGCGTATTTAATGTATTGTGCTATGAAGGCACATTTTGATAAGAGTGATTACGATTTTGTGAAATATAATGGTAAATCCAAAGTATCAAGAGATTCATTCTACAAGAGGAATGATAGAATTTTTTTTGTAAAATTAACTAGAAAACATAAAAGTAAACAAGATATACAAGACTATTTACTTGCTAATTTTTTGATACACCCTAAAGGTTGGGTTGGCAAGTTTGATGAAAACAATTATACAGAGTGGAAAAAGAAAATACAAAGTCTAACATATACATTTAAGTCAGAGATAGAACCTATAATGGATAAAAATTTAGTCGCTGTATCTAAAAATAAACACCCTAAATTATTGAAAGAGTATCTTGGTAAAAGGGTTTCACTAGAAACTTTAGTCATACTAGATAATATATTAAGTTTTCATAAAGAGTGGAACAAAAAACTTACAGATGATTATGTGTGGAAAGATGTATATAAACTTATGAATGACTATAAATCTTTTTTAAATTTTGATACTAACAGTTTTAAATTAATATTGAAAGGAATGTTATGTTAAAATATTATAAAAAACCTTGGCCCCATTTTGTTGGTTCTCTACCAAAAGACTTTTATCAGTATGTAAAAGATTCGTGGGATGAAGATGATGCTAAAAAGAAATGGAACAAGTGTAAAAAAAGGTCAAACATAATAATAGAAGATGACAAGATTAACACTACACTAAATGATATCAGTCAAGATATACTATCTAAAACTACAGATGTATTTGAAAAGTTTTATCCTAGACTAGACACTAACAAACTAACAGGTGTATGTTCAAATCTATTCTCAGAAAATCCATCTAGACTAGCATATACCATGAGAGATTTACACATAGACAATGGTAACAAACTAGTTACAGGATTGTGGTATTTTAGACACGAAAATGAAGAATATGGATATGGTGGTAATCTAATATTACACAATCCAATAACAGGAAAAGAAAAGTTATTTGAATATGGTGAAAACAAAATTATACTATTCCCTAATACACCAATTAGTTGGCATAGAATAACATTTAGAAGATGTTCAGCACATACTAGAAGATTTATTTGTATGAGATTAGAAGCGAAACTTAAATTACATAATTATCAAACTAAGAATGGTAAAGAGTTTATGAATTATGAGGACTTAAAAAATAATTATGAGTAAAGCAATAATTTATGGAAATGGTAAATCAAGATTAGGTTTTGATATTAACAAAAAATATAAAGATATAATCACTTGGGGTTGTAACAAAATACATCATGAAGGTGAAGTTGATAATTTAGTTGCTGTTGATTATCTTGCACAACAAGAAGTATATCAAAGTGGTTATGCAAAAAATAATAAATGTTGGTTTTTAGATTGGAACAAGTTACCAAAAGAGTTTATTGATAAGCCTGTATTTGGTAGTAGACATCTTGAATTACTAAAACTAGGTTTTCTTGAAGATGAAATATTTGAAACAGAAAAAGGTAATAGAACAAGATGTGTGGTACAAGGAAAGAATCCTAAAACAGCAGTACAAAAATATAATAATTTATTAGTTGATAAAACTAATATGATGAAATCAAAAAAACTGTTAATGAGTGATGATGAAGCAAGACAACTAAGACATAAGTGCATGAGAAATACAGGTCTATACATCACTTGGTTAGATAAGGTTGATTTAGTAAATAATATAGAAGAATTTACAGGTCATAGTGCTGGTAATACTGCAATGTATCTTGCCGCTAAACAAGGTGTAGATGAAATATTTTTATTAGGGTTTGACCTATCAACAATAAATCAACCACATAGTAATGTATATCTGTTAGAGGATTATAAACTAGGATTTGATTCTACCACATGGCAAAATCAAATGAAGACAGTTATGAGAAAGTTTAAAGATGTGCAGTTTACATGGGTATCACCTATGTTAGAAACTGAAAGTTTTGAAGGTATTGATAATTTAAAATTTACAACAAGTGAAAAGTTTGAGGAGTATTTATCATGTCATCATTATATGGGGCACTAATTTATGGAAATGGTGAATCTCGTAAAGTTTGGGATACCACCAAAGATTATGTAGGATATACCAGATGGGGTTGTAACGCAGCTTACAGGGATTGTAAGGTAGATAATTTAGTTGCTATTGATTATGGTATACAACAAGAAATATATCAATCTGGATACGCACTTAAAAATCAATGTTGGTTTGCAGATTGGAGTATACTAGAACAGTTTCACCCAGAATATCTAAAAATGAATTATCCATCAGAGATAGTTTTTGAAACTCAAAAACATGATAATGATGTTTGTGTAGTACAGGGTAAAGAGGCAGCAGATGCCGAAAGAAACTATCAAGAAATGATGAAAAACTTTCCTCATCTAGATGAGAATGATGTAAAAGAAAAGTGTTACAAAAATGTAGGTTTGTATATCACTTGGTTACATGAGGAAGATAAGGTTGAAAATATAAAATACCCTGTAGGTTGGTGTGCTGGAGCGACTGCAATGTATCTGGCATGTATGAAAGGTGAGAAAAATATCTTCATGCTAGGATTTGATTTAAGTAATTATGGTGAACCATTGAATAATATGTATAAAGGAACAGATAATTATCTACCAGAAGATGCTAAAGGATTTAATGTTGACAATTGGTTGATACAATTAGTAGAGATATTTAAGAATTTTCCAGACACTCAATTTTATTGGGTAGATGATTATGCAGAAGAAAACAAATTACAAGTAAAAAATGTTAAAACAATTAGTTATAAAGAACTTGACAATATGTGTCAGGAGCTGATATAATGCCACGAATAACTATTATAAATAGTTATGTATCGCAAGATACAATATTTAAACATACGACAACATACGAAAGGAGAATACAATGTCTTTAGACACTCTAAAAAGTAGTGGTTCGCTGAATAAGTTGCTTGATGCAGCTAAAGGTGAAACCAAACCTCAAGAGAAAAAATCCTATGTAGATGAAAGACTGTGGAAACCAGAACTAGATAAATCTGGTAATGGTTATGCAGTTCTTCGTTTCTTACCAGCAGTACAAGGTGAGGACTTGCCGTGGGCAAAAGTTTGGAATCATGCATTTCAAGGCCCAACAGGTCAATGGTACATAGAAAACTCTCTTACAACTCTTAATCAGAAAGACCCTGTGTCAGAACACAATACTGCATTGTGGAATACAGGTTTAGAATCTGATAAAGAGATTGCTCGTAAACAAAAAAGAAAGTTACAATATTTCTCTAATGTTTATGTAGTAAGTGATACAAAACACCCAGAAAACGAAGGTAAAGTATTTCTGTTCAGATATGGTAAGAAAATATTTGACAAAATTACTGCTGCTATGTCGCCTGAGTTTGAAGATGAAAAAGCAATCAACCCATTTGATTTTTGGGAAGGTGCAAACTTCAAACTTAAAATCAGAAAGGTAGATGGTTTCTGGAACTATGATAAATCAGAGTTTGAAGAACCTTCAAAACTTTTTGAAGAAGATTCAGAAGCAGATAAAGTTTGGCAATCGCAATACTCTCTTGCAGAGTTTACTGCACCAACAAACTTTAAATCTTATGACGAGTTAAAAACAAGACTTGATGCAGTTCTTTCTGGAACTGTAAAAGTTGGTAATGTTGCTGATGAAATAGATGATGCACCTGTAGCAGCTCCTAAAGTTGATACAAAACCTACAACTACAAAAGTGGAAACACCTGTAGTTGAGGAAGATGATACATTAGCATATTTTGAAAAACTCGCTGAGTAAAGTGTTAAGTGCCCTGTAAAAAGGGCACTTTTATTTGAGTTTAATTACTCATAAATGAACCCTCAACATACTGAGGAATATTAATTTATAAGAAGGAGATTTAATTATGGCAATATCAATAGATTTAAATTCAGTAAAATCGTTCACACAAGAACACCTATCAACATACAAATCAATAAATCCTAAAGCAAGGTATCCACACCTTTTTGGTGAAGATTTACCAAAAACTCTAGAAGTTTTAGATGAAGCTGGTTTATATGATTTTGATGAAGTCAATTGGGTAGATTCAGTTGGCATGACAAATCAAAAAGCTCGTGCTGGTGGTAAAAACACAGAATATAAAAAAATAGCATTAAGTATTGAACTTAATGGTTTTAAATTAGATAAACCAGCAATT